AAAGAGGCCGTCGGTGAAGATGCGGTCGAGGTCGAACTCCAGGTAAGTGAGCTTCACCAGGCGCGAGCTGTCGCGCAACAGGCGCAGGAGTTTGCCGTTGGTGACGATGGCGTAGAGCTGGTCGGAGAGGTTGAGGTATTCCTGCACCAACGCATGGGCGGACATGCGCGGGCCGGCGGCGCGCTCCGGCTTGCGATCCAGTCCGGCGGGATCGCGATAGCCGACGATGTGAACGGCACCCAGGGCGCGGTTGATTGTGCGGTGGGAGATGGGATAGCTCTTGTCGCCGGCCTTGATGCCCTGATGCTGGTATTCGAGCTGGTAGCCCAGAAGACCCAGAAGGGGAACGATCCAGAGATTGCGGGTTTCGGTTGTGGCCAGGGACTCGGGGCGAAGCGACTCGATCTTGCGCTGGTAGATCCGCCAGTAGTCCTGTGCATCGGCCCAAGCGCGGGCGATCTCGTCCTTAACTTTGCCGGGCGAGGGGATGCCGAAGTCGGCGGGACGCTGGCCCTGGATATCCTCGATCCGGTCCAGAATGTCCGGAGAGAGGATGGCCCCTTCGATGCGAATACTTGGGTAGCTCACGATGCGGCCTCCGGCAGAAGGATGTAGAGGCCCAGCAGGTCCATAGGTAGGACGGGGTAGACAACTTGGAACTTCTGCCTGTCCATCAGTGCGCTGAATCGCTCGTGGGCCGCGACCAGCCGCTTGGACTGCTCCTCGGCGATGGTGGCGAACTCGGCGTCTAGCTTCCCGATGAGCTTGAGCTCGTTTTCAAGGAAGTTGGCACGAGACTGGGGGGAGAGGTCGCTGGATGCCCGCGCCGCAGCCAGCAGATCCTTGGCCTCGGCATGTTCGAGGAATTCCTTCTGGCCGGGGGTGCCGCGCCAGCCCCACAGCAGCATCTCTTCAGCGACGATCTGGTGCCCACCCTTGCCCTGCTCAATGACGTTGCGGCAGCGGAACAGGAGCAACGTCGTCTTCTTGGTGACCTGCTTGGTGCGGATCACAGCGGCTCGCGCGGCACGCTTGTCCTGGCGGGCCAGGGTATTGGCCATGACCAACTGGCAAAGCTGCTCGACGAACCGGTGGTTGCGGCCCAGGTAGTGGTAGCCCTCGGGCGTGGGAGACTCGAAGCTCACCTTCACCACGCGACCGGGGGGCAGCAGATCAACGAGTTGGGGCGGAAGATTGCCCGTAACGATGCCGTGGCCGTCGCGTTCCTGGGTAATCTGTACGCCAAACAGCCCGGCGAGAGCGGCCGTGACGAAATCCTCCACGGCCCGTGGGTTCCCGATGGCCTCGTCCACGACTTTCAGGTCCTCGGCGATGTCCTGTGCCTTGATCGCGTTCTGCGCGAAGATGCTGCGCGAGGTCTTCTCGCGTTCTGCTGCCTCGTCAATTTTGCGTGTAACGTTGGCCTTGGCGGCGGCAGCCTCGGGAAACTCGGGGAAGTCAAAGAGCGTCGGCTCGTTTGCCCTGCGTTTGCCTTCGATGCGGCGGTCGGGGTTGAGGAGCAACGCCTGGGTGATGGTGTCGATGATGCTCTGCGAATCTTCGGGAAACGGGACGTTGATACCGGTGGCCCGCTTTATCTCGCGCACCTTGCGCAGCAGCACATCGAGCACGATGCCGTCAATCGGATTGTCCGAGCCATAAAGGAGGCATGCCTTCACCTCCGGCGCCTTCTGGCCGAAACGATCCACCCGGCCCTCGCGCTGCTCCAGGCGGTTGGGATTCCACGGCAGGTCGTAATGCAGGACGCCGGTAAACGATTCCTGAAGGTTGATGCCCTCGCTGAGACAGTCCGTGGCGATGAGGATGCGGGGCTTGTCGCCGGCCATTTCCGCGATGCGCTGCTTGCGGAGGTCGTCGGGAAGCTCGCTGGTCACCACGCGCAGATCAAGCCTGGGGAACTTCCCACGCAGCGCCGATTCTAGGTGTTTGCCGAGGTAGTTCGCCGTCTCGATGTACCGGCAGAACACGACTGGTTTGAAGCCGTGTTTGAGCCACTCTTCCAGCACGAGGGCAGCCGCGAGTAGTTTGTGGTCATGCTGAATGTCGCCAAGACGTTCCAGACGCTCGGCGAATTGCCGCAACTGCCGCCGTTGGTGATCGCTCCAATCGCCCTGCTCAATAACCTGTGTGGGCGTGTTGTCACCCTCAAAGCCGAAGTCGAGGTCACGGACGGGGTTCTCGCCTTCGGGCTCGGTGTTATCGTTTGCCGAGGCATCCCCCTCGCTGGCCGCTGCCGCGAGTTTGTCCAGGCGGGTATTGAGCATCTTCACGCCCGCATCGGGGCTCGACATGACGCCACGCAGAAGAGCCAGCGCGGTCCAGTAGTGAACGCGTTTGGATCTCCGGCTGGAACCGTCCGACACCACCAGCTTCCGCGCGAACTCGAGGATGTCGTCGAAGAACCCGGCGTACTCGCGCGACAGGTCATACGGCCACTCGAACGCTTCGCGCTTCGGGAAGGGCGTGTCTTCGTCCATCCACTTTTCCACATCGGCGCGTTTCCGCTGAACGAAGTGCTGGGCAAGCTCGCGGCGCTGCGACTGCGTCGAAGTGGGAAGGTCAATCGCCTCGTACTCGGGGCGGAGAAGCCCTAGCAACGACTGAAATTCCTCCGGCTTGCCGCTGTGGGGTGTGGCGGTCAGGAGAACGAGATGCTGCCGAGCCTTCGCGGCGATTCTGCTGACAAGGTGATAGCGCTGCTGCTGTGCGGCCGAAGCGCCGGTTGGGCGGGCGCAGGTGTGGGTCTCGTCAACGATCACAAGTTCGGGGCACTGTTCGATAAAGACGTCCCGCCTTACGTCGGATTTGATGAAGTCGATGCTGACGATCTGGTAGGGGTAGTAGTCGTAAACACTTGCATCGCCCTGAATCTGGCGGTCAAGCCGGGCTTGTGTGCTGGAGCGAATGATCACAGCCTCGATGTCGAGCTTCGAGCGAATCTCCTCCTGCCACTGGTCGCAGAGATGTGGCAGACAGACCACGGCGAAGCGCTTGATCTTGCGCCGCTCCAACAGCTCGCGCACCACGAGCAACGCCTCAATGGTCTTGCCGACACCGACGTCATCCGCAATGAGCAGACGCACAACGTCCTGGCGCAGCGCCATGGTCAGCGGAACAATCTGGTAGGCACGAGGTCGGAAAGACAGCTTCGCCAGCGCACGGAACGGGCCAGCGCCGTTGCGGAACGCAAGCCGCGCAGAGTCGTAGAGCAGTCGAGCAGTGCTGACATCGCCCAAATCTGCCGGCGCGGGCGGCGGGAAGCACGCATCGCGTGGCTGATCGGCCTCTATCTGTAGCGGTAGATAGATGCCGGCGGTCTCCTCATCTGAGCCGCCCAGCGGCTTCACGATGAGCAAATCTGGGTCATCGGAAGGAAGGACAACCCATTCGCGACCGCGCAGTGAGACGAGTTTGCCTGGCTGGAGGAGCGTGGTCATCGGACCTTCCTGAATATGTCGGATCGCAGAGCGATCCGGGTCGCCAAGTCTTGACGGTAGTGCCAAGACCACACCTCGTCGCCACGAGCGATGATGGCTTGCCTTTGGCTCTCATCACGCTCGCGTACGGCCTGGTCGTCATGTGGAGAACCGTCACAGAAGACCCAAAAGCGCGGCTCGTAATAGAAGTCTGGCTGGCAATAGATGCCGTCGACTCGTTTTTGGGCGGCATCCGGCAGCCGCAAGCCATTCTCGTACAAGTACTGGATGAAGGCCCGCTCCGTGGACGAGTTGGGATCGAGTTGCCGCAGCATGGACTGGTACTGCTCCTCGTAATCCCTGAACCCTGGATTGGTGTGGATTTCGACCAGGCACAAGGCGAGCTTGTCGAGTGCGTCCCGGATAAGGAAGCGGTCGATGACCTTGTGGTCCCGCTGGTTATAGTAGCTCAACAGATCGTCGTAGGACGCAGGGGCGAGGTACTGTGGGTCGTCAAATCGGCAAATCGCCTTCGCCGCTTCAACCACCTTGCGGAAGGTCTGCACGTCGTCGACGAATTGCGATAGGATGCCGAGGCTGCCCTCAGCAGCCTCGTAAAGGAGGATGTTCGGCGCTTGAGGATCTCCCACCGTCACCACGCCGATCTCGCTGGGTTCCACTTGGAAGACCTGCTCGATGGCACGCTTCAGCGCGTGTTGCAGCGTGATCACGCCTTCGGGCTTCAATCCTAGCGGTTGAATCGGCTCGATGTAGAGGGCGTCGGCGAGGTTCGAGGTCCAGAGCCTGACTAATCGGAAGTCTTCACGCGGATTGTCCTCCGGCTCCGGCATGGAACTTCGCCAGTCGCCAGACGTCAGGCCAATTGGAAAGCCCTCGGTCTTCTGCGCCCGCCACTGGTTGTTCACATGCACAAGCCGGGCGGCGGGAATGTATCGTAGGTTCAGCAGGCGTGCCTCACTGGATCGCGCCACCGCCTTACGGACGCGGTCCAAATGCCCGCCGTCAACCGCGAAGTAGGTCTGGACGTCAAAGCCGCGGGAAAGGCGTTCCTCCTCCTCGCAGGAAATTCTGTCGACCTCCTCCGCGCGAGACTCGGCCATCTCGAGGAGATCATGAATGTGTGCCTTGTTGGCATTGTCGCCGAGGTTTGCCCCCGAGAACGGACAAATCTCCAAGTCCTTCTGCTCTCCGGCGAGGTAGTATCCGGCCTTGATGCTGATCTTCGCTTCCGTGAGCGAAGACTCCGCGTCCTGCACAACCAACTGGGACACGCGGTACTTCCGCCCGTTGTGGTAGATGACATTGAGCGGGCCGAACTCGCGTAGCGCGATGGATCGTGGCCTGGAGATGAACTCCCCTGTCGTGTTGCCCGTGGGCACGAATATTCGAAGGGGAAGCCGGGTGAAGTTGTAGCCCGGTAGAAAACCCTCGGATGCAAGGTAGCGATACGGGTAGAACTCGGACAGCTCGTCGGCCCCGCCGAGGTCGTTCCGAAGCAGATTGAGTTGGCGGTTGGCTTGGTCTTGGTGGCGCTTGTGCTTCTTGTACTCGTCGCTTCCAACGGTGAGCCGGCCGCTCTCGATCGGTTGCGTTGCCCGCGTAAGAAGTGAACGAGCGGAGCGATACAGGCGCCGCCAACGCGTCATCGAAGCGTTGAGATGGTCCGCGAGCTTGCCCAGATTCTGGTCAAGCCAGTCCTCCGAATACCAAGTACTGGCGCGTGCCTGAAGGTCGATCTCGAAATCCTTGATCACCCTTCGAAACGTTGCCTTCAGCGTGCCATACGTCGCCGGCGTGATCTGCAGGCCGTCGCGGACGCCGGGAGCCAAGGGCATCACGTCATTGTCATCAACGACCAATCGCATGAGCGATGGCCTCTCGCCCTGGTGCGACTCGATGCTCGGCAAGCCAATTTCGCTGATGGCCAGCGCGTTCAGGTGCGTTAAGAGCAGTTCGCGGTTGCACAGGTCAAGCCTGGGTGCTTGAACCGTGCCGGCGACAAGGTCGGCCTGCTGCTGGAAATAGTGGCGGTCGTGCGGTGAGTAGCTGGAGCAGTAGGTAAAAACCAAGGCCCCCTGGCCACTGCGTCCAGCCCGCCCCGAACGCTGCGCGTAGTTGGCCGCGTTCGGGGGTGCGTTCCGCATGTGGACCACGCTCAGGCCACCGATGTCGATGCCCAGTTCCATCGTTGGGGAGCAGAACAACGCACTGATCGAATCACTGCGAATCCTGGCTTCATCAGGCTGCATCTTCGCCGCATCAAGGAACCAGTCCGCGCGGAAGCGATCCTCGCGGTCCTGCCGATTCTCCACGTTGAGCTGGCCCGTGTGATCCTCCGCACGGAGCCTCTTAGCCTGGGAGAAGTCCCGCCGATACATGTCCCGGAAGAACTCATTGGGCTTCGGTCGCTGGTCCTTATAGGATCGGCGCTTGATGACGTCGGGCACCGCGGTTACTCCGTCGCCGAGACGCCATAAGAGTTTCTCGATGCGAAGTCTAAAGATCGACACTTCCGTGTTTTTGTCGCTTCGCGCCGTCTGCTCAACAAGGTAATCCGCCTCCTTGAGCTTCCGCATGAGCTTCAAGATGAACTCGCGATAGTGATCACCCCGGAGGGCATCAAGGTCGAATCCCATCTGATTTGCAGCGTGCTTGATGTATTTCCCGAGTGCGCTGGCTGGCCCCATGCTCTTCGAGAACAGCCTTGCCGACCTGTGAAGCGGCTCGAAGCGGATGACGCATGGCTCGCGCAAGTCCTCGTCGCGGTCGAGGGTCCACGGCGCCTTCAACTGCTCACGAAAATGCTTCTCATACTCCTTCAGACGCGTTGGCGTAAGGAAGTTCTCGCTGTGGAGTGCGTACTCCAGCCGGAAGAAGTCGAGAATCGTCGTAAGAAAAGCACGCCGCTCGGCGGAGGGAAGGTCGCACACAAGGGGCATATCTGCCCACAATGTCTCCTCCCTCGCGATCTCGTCGAGGTCCAGGTAGTCGATGGTTAGCAGACCGCACTGTTCGAGATTGGGAAGGACAATCCGCCAACTGCGACGCAGGTCGGAGACGGCTCGGTAGAAAAGGTAGGCCTGGAGCGTCTGCTCGTAGCTCCGGCGCACGGTCGCGATCGTAGGCTCCTCCGCCCGATTCCCGTAGTCACAAAACGGCAAAGCTAGCGCCTTGAAGACAGCCTCGCCGATGTTGGCGTATGTCAGCGTATGGCTGGGAGCGGCGGCAAGCGCTTTGTGGACGCCTGCGCGGAACTGGACCACCTGCACGAAGTCGTTGAAATGACCCGCTTGCAGCGCGGCATCCTGGCGATTATCTGTAAAGCTTAGCAGTTTCTGGTCTCTGGCGTGATAGCCTGCATCATGCAGTTGATTGAGGATGGAAAAGGCGGCAATGGTGGTTGACGTACTGCGGCCTTCGCTTCCCAGTTTCGTGAGCTTCGTGCCCTCGTTGGTTTTCGTGTCGAAGAAGACACCGCCCGTGGGATCGAAGAGCAATGGCGCGCGCATGAACCAGCCCCAGAATTTCATCGGCTGGGTATCCGAGCAGTTGCCATACTCGTCGAAGAAGATCTTGGTCGGGAACAGCTTGGCCTTTTTCGTGTCGGGGAACGTGCCGCTTTTGTTGGTGCGAAGCCACGCTTCAGGCAGGTACTCAAGATCATTCTCCGGGTCCCATACCTCTTCGCCGACAATCAGGTAGCCATCAGTCACGCCGTCTTCTTCATCGGAACTCTCGCGGAATTCGCGCGGTTCGAGCATGTCTCCGTTGCGCGTCACGCAGATGAACGGGTGACCTGTGGCGCGGCTGAAGACGTTCGGGAAGATCGGCTTCTTGTTCTTCTCATCCTGCTTGTATATGCCAGGTTCCAGCGTGATGAACCGATTGTCGTCTTGGTCCAACGTGGTATAGACGGAACCAGTCTGGGCAATGAACTGGTGCAGTTTGAACGGCAGAATCGTATAGCGCGATCCGGTGCTCCGGAGTTTCTGGTTGATCGTGCTGATCCAGAGCAGCACCTGCGCGAGATGATCGTGACAGGCCCGCTCAGGCCTACCTGAGTCCGCGGAGAGGGCGGACACCACTTCACCAATTCGAAGGGGCCTGCGGCGGACCAGCTCGCCCTCACGTTCCTCAAGAGCGACCCGGTTCTCCAACCATATTGCCACCGGATGCGAACGAAGGCTCGCCTCACCGCTTCCAGTATCTATGCCGCTGTCGATGGCGTGGGCGAGGGATTGCTGATCCGGGAGCGCACCCGAGTACGCGAGTGAGCGCGTAAGCGTCTCGTTCACGACCTGATCTGGACGAAACCGACGCCCAAAGATGGTGGTGGCGACCTGGGCAACCTGCTCACGCTGTGACGCCAGACTTCCGACTGACACCATCGTCGCCGATGTGCCGATGCATGTGGAGTGCTGCTTGCATTGCGCGCGAATACGGCGGATCAACATAGCGACGTCAGCGCCCTGCCGCCCACGGTACGTGTGAAGCTCATCGAAGACCAAGAAGCGAAGGTCATCGTAGATGGCGTCACGGATTGGCCGCTCCTGCACCCGCGTCAGCAGGAGCTCGAGCATCATGTAGTTTGTCAGCAAGACGTGCGGCGGATTCTCACGCAGGTTCTTGCGTACCTCCTCCTTCTCCTGGCCTGTGTACTGGCCAAACGTGATGGGGAAGTCGCGTCCGGTGGTCTTCTCGTAATTGTCCTTGTATGTTTTGAACTCGTTCGTCTGCGAGTTGATCAAGGCGTTCATCGGATAGACGACAACGGCCGTCACGCCTTTTGACAGCGGTTCGCACAGAAGGTGGTGGAAGATGGAAGCGATGTACGTGAGTGATTTGCCGGACCCCGTTCCGGAGGTCACGACGAAGTCTTGGCCGGCGGTGCCAAGTTTGATCGCCTCCAGCTGATGCCGGTAGAGGGAGTAGCCCCTGAAGATGTCCGTGACGGATTCGTGAAGCACGCCCGACTGGACGATCTGAGCAACGCTTCCGGCCATCGCGTAGGATGGGTTGAACTGAAGGAGAGGTTGCGGCCAAAGCTTTCCTTCGGCGAGCGCTGCGTCAACCGTCTGGCTGATCGCCGGGTCGGCAATGTTGATGAAGCTTCGGATGTAGCTCGCGTAATCACCTACAATCTTGGCGTGGGTGTCGAAGACGTTCATGCCAGAGCCCCTCGCGCGGTGGTAATCGCAGGTCCGACCGTTCCCAGTGAACCGGGTCGCTCGCACAGGGGTGTCGCGCATATTGGACGTCGGATCATGTCGTACCCATCTTTCTAGTTGCGCTTTGGGCGTTTCCCGAGCCATTGATCGATAACGTCCTTGTGGAACCGCCAGTGGCGGCCCACCTTCTGTCCCGGCACCTTCCCTTCGGCGCACAGCTTGTAGAGCGTGGACGTCGAGAGCTTTAGGTACTCCGCCAGGTCGTCGATAGTCATCACAGCGTCCGCCACCTTCTTGGCCATGAGTCTTCCTTCCGCGCGAGAGCCAACCGGCATCCCCGGCCGGGCAGAGCTGGAAGACCATTTCACAGTTATTCGCTGTTGGCGTCAATGCCGCGCGAGCGCAAAGTCTACCGGGCGCCACTGACAGGGGCATGTCAGCCCCCAGCCCTTAATCATCCGAGGCTATCCGGGGCTGAGTCGCATGCGGGTCGCACGCCAATCCCACGGACACGGCGCATTATGGAAGAGCCGCATTTAAGGAGTACGCCAGATAGAAAGAGCTGCCTCCGACTTTGAGCAACAGTGCCAGCAGCACATGGATCGATTCTTCGCGGAGTGGCCCAACGGGAATCTGCAGGAGAAGGCCAACAAGGTGCTGCGGATGCTGCGGGCGAGCCCCAAGCCGCTCAGCGGGAAGGCCGCGGGCTGAGCGGCAGGCACCATCTACGTCGCCGCAACGGACGGCCACGTGCCATGCGGCGTGCCGCACATCTCAGATGCCGAGTTCTCTCAGGCCCTGGGCGTACCGATGGAGACGGCGCGGCACCGCTCCGGGAGGTTGCGCGACATTGTTCTGCTGTGATCAGGCGAGGACCACCGCCCGCAGGTGAGCGATCTGTGCAGCCAGCGCCGCGAACTCCGGCATAGTTCCGGTCTGCTGGTATGCCTTCCGCGCCGCTCGGATAGTGTTGTGCAGCTCCGGCCACGCTTGGCTTTCGTCCTCGGCTTCATGGAGATGGCCGATGGCGCGGAGGCGGTGCGGGTAGCCGTCACGGTGTTCGGCGATCAGTACCCACGCCGCGCCCAGGTGCTTCTCAACGCATTCGAGGCAGCTCGGGCGGGTGACGGTAGCGCCGGCGCGGGCGGCGGTCTTGCCCGCGCAGCCGCAGGGCTTCTTCTTGATGGGCGACGGAGGCAGGCGATCGGCGGGTTTCAGCATGGCGGGTACTCCTTACAGCGCGTTGGCGAAGCTGAGGTCGAACTGATACCACGCGCCGAAGTGGTACAGCGGGTCATTGGTGGTCGCCCAGATCGTCAGCGTGTGGATGCCTCGGGCCAGGAACACCTGCTGGGGTGGCGGCGGGTCGGAGATCACCGCGCCCATGCCGCCGCAGCCGTTCCAGCCGCCCGGGGCGTGGGCCGAGCCGACGAAGTTGCCGTCCACACTGAGGCTCATCAGTTCGAAGTCCGGGTCCTGCGTTTCCCCTTCACCAGACCAGTTGATCGTCATGATCATGTCGCGCGGCACGATGATCGTGGCCGTGGCGCTGGCGTACTGGGTGTAGGGGTTGTGATCGCGGCAGTTGATGTCATCTTCCCAGTCCAGACGCAGCCCGAAGCCGCCATTGCGGATCGTCCACGGGCTCGCCGGCACATCGGCGGGGTCGTCATAGCCTCGGAATGCACCATCCTGCCCGCCGTCGATGAAGCCCTCGTCGGTGAACGCCCAGGTGTTGACGAAGTCCACGCAGCAGCAGCGCTCGTGCATGGCGAGCTTGCCGGAGACGATCAGCGGCTTGCCTTGCCAAAACATCAGCGGCATGGCTATTCCTCCGCCTCATCCGGACACTCGGTGCCCTCGATGGTGATGTCGTCGCTGGAGCAGAAGCCGACGATCTTGCCGCCTTTGATGGCCATCTCCTCGGTCTTGGCGACCAGGTTGGTCCCGTCCAACACCAGGTCAGTGATGAACCGCTTCTTGGCATCGACAGGCGACTCCAGGCAGGCGTCGCAACTGGCGAACGGGCCTCGGAAGGACAGGCTCTCGTGTGTGATGTCGCCGGTCTCGGTGGTCGCGACCGAGTAGCACATGCCGCCGACCTTCACCCACTGGCCTACGGCCGCGTGCAGATCCTCGGTGGTGATGATCTCATCGCCGCCGCTGCTCCCTTCCTCGCCTTCACATTCTTCCAGGCTGCAGTCCTGCGTGAGGAGGTATTTCTGCTTCTTCAGGCAGGTGTCGCAGTCGGGATAGTCGTCCTCGACCTCGAACGCGACAGCGCTACCGGACCAAGGGGCGGTGTCGGTGATGGTCCAGCACTTGATCGGGTCGGTGCCGGCCTGGCGGACAATCGCGCCGACGCCGTGCGCAGAAAGATCACTGAACGTCACCAGCGTGCTTTCCTCGTCTTCACAATCGGTCAGCAGCCAGCAGGTGCAGGCATAGCAGTCGTCGTATGCCTCCTGGACGCTGACGTCCGTGAGCGTCTCGCACTCGTCTGATTCCTCGACGCTGTAGCAGTTGCCATCGGCGAGGCGCAGGATCTGGCCGACATAGTCCCGCAGGTAGATCAGCCCGCCGCCGGGGCCGGTGGCGTGGCGGGTGTAGATGACGGTCGGCGGGTCACCCTCGCAGCTGGTCAGCTTGAAGCACCCGCACTCGCCGCAGGAGGCGAAGATGCGGTCGATGGTGACGGTTTCGGCATACTCGCAATCCGTGTCGTAGGCAGTAACGGTGTAGCACTGGCCGCCGATCTCTACCACGCGGGCATCGGCAACGATCTCCTCGGGCGTCTGCTCGAACTGGCTCTCCAGGTCGTTGTCGATTACCAATGTGTCGGATTCGTCGAAGCAGTTCTGCAGGTGGTAGCAGTAGCCACAGCGCGTGCAGTCGTCGAAGGACTCCTCGACCGTCACCGGCACCGCGTCCAGGCAGTTCTCGGCGACCGACACGGTGTAACAGTTGCCGTCATCGAGCTTGACCACGCTGCCCTCATAGGACGCCAGGTCGGTGTTGGTCTTGATCTCGCTGCCGCCGCTCTCGTTGCAGGGGGTCAGGAGCCAGCAGGCCGTGCACCGCTCGCAGTCGTCGTACTCCGCCTGAATTTCGACGCAGCGTGGTTCGATGCAGCGGATCTCGCTGGCGTCGGGCACGCGGACGGTGTAGCAGACGTCGTCAACCAGCAGCACCTTGTCGAGCTTTTTCGAGAGGTCGTTGGTGACATAGCGCGTCTCGCCGTCTTCGCTATCGCAGGGGTCCAGCGCGAACGGGCGGATCGGCGGGAGGCCGATGCGGACCACCGCCCACATGGTGCCGGTGTCCTCGTCGCTTTCCTTCCACAGGATGAACGCCGCTCCCAGTGGCGCAGCCAGGAGCGTACCCGTGCTGCCGTCGTTCACGTCGGCGAACTGATACTTCTGCTCGGTGTCTGGGATCGTGACTTTCACCGGGCAGACGCCCGCGCCATACGCCATACCGATGGCCCCGGCCTTCAGGGGCTCGAGCAACACGACAAAGCGGCCGTAATGGTCCTGGACGGTGGGCACCACGCCCACCAGCGCCACCTTGTTCTTGAAGCTGTCGAGGTTGTCCTCGGGGGTGTAGATGGGACGCTCGACCCCCAGCACGGCGAAGCGGTTCTGATCGGCACCGGAAGCGTTCCTCACCAGCACGATCCCACTGGTGCGGTAGGTGGCCTGCGGCGTGCGCCCCTGGTTCTGCTGGCGCGCCCGGAGGTCCAGTGCCGAATCGATGAACGCGTTGTACGCCGCCGCCGGGATGCGGAGCTTGTCGCCGGGCTGGACTTTCTTGAAGCTGTCGCCCATCCGCCGGCCTCCTAACTGCCGATCCCCAGGCCCGCGAAGCTGGCCGACTCGTAAACCTTCTCGATGTAGACCGCGACGGGCTTCTTCACCAGCACCTTGGCGTCGTCATCCTCGCTGTCGGCGTAGCGCACCCACATGTATTCCCAGCCCTTCTTGTTGATGCCGCCGATGGGGCCGACCGTGAGCCCGGTGACGTTGGGGCTGCCGGCGAAGCGGAAGGTGATCTCCCAGTCGCCTTGCCCGCGCTTCGACCCCGAGGCCCCCAGGAACAGACACTCACCGGGCGCCAGCCCCCGGAAGCTGCCGCTGTTGACCTTCCCGGTGATCTGGAACAGCGTGCCGCGATACGCCGGCGTCACCACCGCATCGGCCAGATAGTGCGTCTCGGAGAACTGATACACGGGCACGGTGATGTCCACGCCCTCGACGTTGTCATGCGTGACGCCGATCGCGCCCTTGAAGTCGGGCGCCGAGCCCGCCGGATACTTCGCGATGGTCTGCAGCGACTGGGTGATGTGCTGCGTGCCGCCGCCGGTGTCGAACGAGAACGTGCTGTCGCCGGTGGGCGGGTCCTCGGTCGAGCTGCCGTAGCGCACCGTCACCAGCCAGCGGCCGTCGAGGGCGTTGGTATCGACCCACTCCGGCTCGATGCCCAGGCTCTGGCGCACCAGACCGTCGTACATGGTGGGCGTGGAGTTCCACGCCAGCGTCTTGGCCGACAGGTCGTCGCTGGTGCCTTCCAGCAGGAACAGCAGCGTCACCGACGGGTTCTGTCCCGTCTCGCTGGCTCTGCTGTCGATCTTTTCCCGCAGGGTGATCGGCACGTGCTGCCCCTCAATCGAATGCCAGGCCGCCGTCACGGACCTTGTCGGCGAGCTTCTTGGTGTGCTTGGCTGTGGCTTCGGTGGCGCTGGCGATCCGGTCGGTCACGCCGCCGCCGGCCAGTCCCCTGGCCTCCATGGCACTGAACGTCCCGGCGGCACCGATGGTGGCCTTCTGCTGCGCCTGCTCGATGGCCGGCCCCAGCCCCTCGAGGTAGTCGGCGATGTCGGGTGGCGCCTGGAGGCGCTGGGGACCGTCCGACTCGCTCATCTGCCGCTTGCGTCGCGCTTCGGCGATGGCGTCCTGCCACTCCTGCCGCGCTGCCGCCAGCGCCTCTTCTGTCTTGCGCTGCTTCTCGGCGCGCTCGGCCTCCACGGACGCCTCGGCGTCGTTGTACCCCTTGCCGATCTCCGCCAGGCGCTGCTCATGGCGCTGGGTTTCGGCGGTGCGCTCGGCCTGGCGCTGCCGCTCGGCATCGGCCACGGCGCTGTTGCGCTCCTGGTCGATCTGGCGGCTGGCCATCTCGTGCTGTTTCTGGACGTAGTCGCGCTCGAAGGCGGCCTGGTCCGCGTCGATAGCGCCAGTCTGCTCCCGGGCCCAGATCCACGCCGACACCATCGCGTTGGCGGTGCCTTCCACCGCCTTGGCGTGCCAGTTGGTGAAGTCCGCCCACAGCTTCCGCAGAAACGACACCCCCTCGATCCAGACGACCTTCATGGCGTGCCACACGAACTCCGCCGCCGCCAGCACGCCGTAGAAGGCCCCGTAGCCGACCTTGACGAAGAACCCGCTGAAGGCCAGCCAGATGCGCTGCAGCATCGCCACGCCGTTGTCCCAGGCCAGCTTCAGGCTCAGCCACAGGATGCGCGCCGCCAGGGCGATGTCGCCGGCCATCAGGGCGTCGGCGATGCCCCGGAGGGAGTCGGAGGCGAAGCGCGAGAGCTCGGCGAACCGTCCGCCCAGCCACTGGACCGCCTGCCCGGCGGTGCCGGAGACATATATAAGGTAGGCACCCAGCGCCGCGATGGCGGCGATGACCAGGCCGATCGGACCGAGCATCGCCCCGATCACCGCGACGATGACCTTGAACGCGACGATCACGGCGCCGATCACCCCGGCCAGCGCCCCCAGGACTGTACCTAGCGCCGAGATGGTCAGGCCCAGGGCCAAAAGCGCCGCGCCACCAGCCAGCACGGCGGCGGCGACCTTGAAGATCATGACCACCAGGTCCTTGTTCTGCTTGATCCACGCGGTGGTGGTGACGACGGTGCGGACGATCCACTCGCTGACAGCCTTGAGCGTTGGCGCCAGCGCCGAGCCGATGACGAACACCCCTTGCTTGATGACCTTCCACAGCGTGTCGAAGGCGTCATTGAGGGCCTCGGCGGCCTTGGCGTCCTCGGTGGACATGGTTAGACCCAGCGCCCGGGCCTGCGCCTGCAGCGCGTCGATTCCCTTGGCCCCGTCGGCCATCAGCGGCAATAGCTGCGTGCCGGACTTACCGAACAGTTCCATCGCCAGCGCCGCCTTGAGCGCCGGGCTCTGGATTTGCGAGAGGCGGTCGGCGATCAGCTTGAACTGCTGGTCGGGCGACAGACCACGGAGGTCCTCGACGGTGAGACCCAGCTTCCCCAGCGCGTCATTGGCGCTGGCGGAGCCATCGGCCGCTTCCACGATGGCTTTCTGCATCTTCCGCAGGGAGCCTTCGAGGGTTTCCAGGGAAGCGCCCGACAGATCGGCGGCGTAGGCCAGCTCCGAGAGCGTCTCGACCGAGACGCCGGTGCGCGCGGAGGCTTTGGCGATCCGGTCGCCCATCTCGGCAAACGCCTTGGCGCTGCCCAACAGCGGCGCGGTGACGGCCGCACCGATGGCGGTCATCTTCTGGCCCCAGCCGGTGATCGCGTCGCCGAAGGCCTTGAGCTTCTTGCTGGCTTGCGTGAGCCCGCGGACGAGCTTCGAGTCGTTGACGAACAGTTCGACATACGCCGCTCCGGCGCGGATGCCACGTGCATTGGCCATCGCGGGTCCTCCTCTACGTCGTGATGGCCACCGGCGGGATCGGCGCTGGCTTCGGATTCGAGAGTTTCAGGAGGTTGTCGCGCGTGGCGACCAGGAACCCGACGAGCACCACGGCAGCGATGCACAGGCCGATCACCCACCAGGGCGCCGTCGCCAGCACCGTCGCGAAGGCGACCAGCAGGCCGCCGGCCAGCGCGATCAGCACGCTGATGCCGATCGGCACCACCGCCCCCAGGCCCGCCGTCCACGGCAGGAATCGCAGCGCCACGCCGGCGACACCCAGCAGGATCAACCCGCCGCCCACCCAGACCAGGCCCCCCAAGGCCTTCTCGGTCGGCGTATCCGCCCCAGGCAAACGCGCGGGTGCAGCGGGTTTGTAGGCCGGTGGGACGGTGGCGGTGGTCTGCTCATTGCCTGTGGCGAGCGTGGCACCGGCGGCCGGGTTCTCCGGCTGCACGATCCGCGTCTGCTGGCTGGTCTGCTCCACCGTCACGGGTTGCGCCGTCGTCGGGATCACCAGCACCAGCGCCCGGGCGTCGGTCGCGGCATGGAGCGGAACGCTCATTGCCACCGGCGCCGTGGGCACGAACTGCCAGCGCTGGGTGTCCTTCTGGTGCGTGATGGTGCCGGGGGCCGTTGGCTCAGGCACGACCGCGGCGCCGCGGCAGCCGCCGATCAGGGGCAGCAGCATCGCCGGGAGGAGCAGCTTGCTGGTGAACCGCCCGCGCGGGTCCCGCCCCTGGGGCCGCCAGATCCACACCCACACCGTCAGCACAGCGGCGACATAAGCAGCACCGCCGGTCGTCCAGGAGAACAGCCATGCGATCACCAGGGCAGGCACCAGCAGCGTCACGCCCGCAAACAGCGACTTCTCCACGCGGGAGAGCTTGATCTTCATGATGGGGTCTCCTTCTGAGCGGCCGGGCGCTGTTCCACGAACACCGTCTTAAGCAGGCCGATGTCGCCCCGGAGCGGCGGCAGCTCGGGGGCGTGCTTCGCTACAGGCATCGGATGAAAGTCGATCGGTTTGAATGCCCGGCCTTTCTTCGGGTCGCGATTGACGTTGGCCAGCATCGCCAGCAGCGAGGCGCTGTGGTTCCAGGCGTCCTGCTGGCGGGCCTGCGCCATCGCCACCAGCTCTCTCAGGGTGAAGGGGCCGGGGTGGAGACCGAGGATGCCGGCGCACTGCCAGATGAGCTCTGAAGCTGCGCCAGCTGCTGAGCGAGCTGCCGATCCAGTTCCGGCGAGTCCAGCCGCGTCTCCACCGCCGCCAGCGCTGCGGTCTGGAGTTTCTGGAGCTTGGCCAGCGCCTTGGCGAGGACCCGGCGCTTGGCTTGGGGGAAAAAATCGACCAGCTCCTCCAGCAGTGCGGTGGTCGCGCCATCAATGGCGTCACCGGCCATGGCGCGGCCGAACTCCACGTCACTGATGCTCTTGGCGTCCGCCTCGGGCTTGCAGAGGCAGTAGATCACGTCGCACAGCAGCACGGGATCGGAGATCAGCCGCTCCAGCAGCTTGCCCTCGACCACCTCCAGCAGGTTCACCTCGGCCAGATCCCGCACGCGTTTGATGGCGTCCACGTTCACCTGGACGGTCCAGCTCCGGGCGGCGTTGTCATTGAAGGTTTTCATGTTCGCCTGAGTCCTCTTGTGTTCACCGCCGCCGGCGGTACATTCGTCCTCGCTCACGGTTCCCCGGGCGATGTCCCCCCCTCATCGCCACCCGTGAGCATTTTCATGCGCTCTACGGATCTCCTCATGGTCCGATGGTCTTCCAGATCGGGGCGTTGGCCGAGTAGGTTGGCTTGGCCGTCACCTTCACGCTGATCGCATCCTCCAGCGGCTCATCGCGGGAGAAGTCGGTGATCATGCAGTCTGCCCACAGCCCCTGGCTGCCGTTGGTGGCGATGGGGCCATCCATCGCGGCAATGCCGATGAGCGTGTTGGAGAAGTAGGCGTTCTTGATGGCCGTGAACCCGGCGTCGGCCGTGTCCCACACCATCTCGAACTCGATGCTGCCTTCCTTGAGGGTGCCGGCCGTCGCCTTCCAGCCGTTGTTGGCGCGGGTGGTCACGTCCGCCTCGCCCTTGGTCAGCGAGAGCGTGACGTTCTTGACGTTGGTCAATTCCAGCCAGGTGGGTGTGCCGCCGATGCCGGCGACGCAGTAGTAGAGTTTGGCATCGAGGCCGAGTTTGACACTCATGGTTTCATCCTTTCACTGATCCAGCCCACATGCGGGGCAGGCGGGCTTTGACCTTCTCCAACGCCGGCCCCATGAACGGGCGCTTCTGATACTGCTCCTGGCGGAATGGGCCGCCGAACTCATGGGCCGCACCGGAATCGGCGGCGACGGCGTGATCTGGACCGATCACCACCGACTGCGCCGCGGCGACCACCGCATACTTGATGGCGTTCCGAATCCGCCCCTTGCGCGTATGCGGGGGCGTCCCTGGCGCAGAGGGCGCATCGGACTTGCGGATCGAGCGACGCGCCGCCAGACGGATCGCGGCGCCGGTGTGACCGAGACTGGTGATGCTCGCGCGCTGGGCGGCCTTCACCACCTTCTTCGCGTCGAACTTGGTTTTGGCTTTCGCCTTCACCATGCCACTCACCTCACCACGCGGAACGTCAATGTCAGGACGCTGGTGAACACCTGCTTGGTTTCCAGATGCTCGGGCGAGTAGACCGGCACGTTGTCGGTCTTCGTCCACATCGCCTCGGGCAAGGTCGCCAGGCGCCGCAGGCGGAAGAAGTCGGCGATCTGCTCGTTCAGGAGCATCAGGCCGTCGAGTTCCGCCGCGTCGGTGGGGCTGACCTTCTTCTGCACCGCCACGTCGATAGAGACATCGTGCTGGTTGGCGTTGCGCATGAGGCCCGTGATGCCGATCGACCTGGGCACCACCGACACCCGCAGCGTCTTCAGCTCGACCAGGTCGAACTGCGGGCGGTAATGCCGTGCGGCGGCGAACGCCTGGGCGAACGTGCCGGCGGGCGCGGCATTGAGCTCGGTGACGATGGCGTCGGCGAGGGTGGTGATCAAGCTCATGGCCGACCTCCCGGGCCACCGCCCGGCGCTGGATCGACCGGAGCCGGTTCAGCCGGCGCAGGGGTCGTCCTGGGCTTCCTCACCTCGTCGAAGAACCAGGTGAGCGCCTCGGCTTCCGTGGCATCGGGCGCGCCCACCACGTCGGCCAGGGCCACGCCACGCTGGGTCTCCTGGCGTAGCATCCGCACCACCGCGACCAGGTGCTGGCCGAGGTGGTAGACGCGGCGCTGGTCGGCGTTCATTCCCGCCAGGCGCGCCGCCTTGGCTTCTCGGGCCTGCTTCACTTCCACCGGCAAGCGGGCCATCTGCGCCTGCTGCTGGGCGGAGCGCTGGGCTTCGCGCTGCTCGGGCGTGAGGCGCAGGTGCTCCACCGCCTTGCGCTCGGCGTCGGAGAGCACGACCAGCTGGTTGGCGGGGAGCAGGGTTGAAATCGTTTCTGCCATCGTTCACCTCGTCTTACGCGATCAGCGTCTGGCCAAAGCCATGCGCCTGGTCGAAGAAGATCAGGGAGTTGCCGTTGAAGTCGTAGATGTGGGCTTCACGCCGCATCATGTCGATGCGCCCACCGCCATACATCTGGCCCGAGATGTAGACCCAGCGGTACACCCGCATCTGGCCGTACACGTTCAGGTAGGAGTCGTAGGAGACACTGAGCGACCCGAAGACATCCACGACGCCATCGACTGTCAGACTGGAGTAGTAGTAGATGCTCAAGCCGCCATCGCGTTCGATGAGCATCCGCGTGCCGTAGGCGAGGTAGAGGCTCGCGCCGTCATATGTGTCAATCCAGCCCCTGAGTGTGAGCAGCCCGCCGCTCTCCACCTGGAGGTAGCCGTAGTAGCTGAAGTAGAGGCCGCCGCCCGATTCGACCGTGAGTTGTCCGTACAGGTAGAGGTACGAGTACCAGTCGATGTAGGCGTAGCCCCAGATCGTCGCGGACCCGTAGACGTACAGGTTGGCGTACCAGTTCAGGTAGAAGTAGCCGCTGTAGTCGACGCTCAGCGATCCGTTGATCGTCAGGGTCGTAGAGTTGGAGAGGTAAACATTGCCGTTGTAGCCGACGTAGAGACTGCCATCGATGGTCGGAGAGTTTCCCGCTTCGAAATAGAGGTAGCCGTAGCAGTCAAGCCAGCCCCCGGAGTTGATCGTGAAGTCCCCGTAGACATACAGCAGGTAGCCGGCGTCAACGTAGACGCCGCCTTCGATGCTGGTCGAACTGCCCGAGTCCAGTTGCAGCGAGCCGAACACCTCCAGCAGCGCGCTGGGCTCGACATGCATCCAGCGCCCCGATCCGAGTGTGAGCGAGTCGCTCGATTGGATGGTGACGGTGTGACCGGCGGCGATGATGACGTCATCGTTGTAGAGGTCGGGCACCACGCCGCCGACCCACGTCGAGGCGATAGACCAGTCGCCGGATTGTGCCGAGTAGACCGTCACCGTTACCTCACGCGAAGATGCGATAGACCACACCGTTGTTGCTGGTCACGACACGCACGAAGACCTTCGCCGCGTCATCGACGCGGATCACCATGCCTTCGAAGTTGCTGGGCATCACCGGAATGTTCTGGCTGGAGGCATCACCGATGAAGCACGGGTAGTAGTTCTGTGGGTTGCCGTAGCTGTCGACCCGCGCGCCGACCCACACGAAGCGGCACGGTGTCGGCGTCGCCACCAGCGGCTGCGGCGTCGCCGACGACGGAACGGTCTTGGTCCCACCGACGAAGGTCCCGGGCGATGCCTGGTCGATCAGGATCGAGCCCTTCACTGGGTCGAACTCGACATCCACTGAGTTAATCCATCGCCTGCTCATGGCTTCTGCCTCTCCAGGGTCTGCCTGATCCACCGCACGTCGGCGGCGATCTCGCCGGTCTGCTTCTCCAGCACACGCAGCCGTGCCTCGTGGTCGGCGATGGCCGATTTCTGCTCGCGCAGTTCGTGCCGCACGTCAGCGCGCTCGGCCGACGCGGCCCAGACCGCGCCGATCACCGTCAGCGACCAGGTCACCAGCACGGCGATCTCCGGCACCCAGCGAAACAGGCGTTCTTTGTTGACATCCGTCATGCGGTTTCCTCGCGGTCGATCTGCTTGGTGTGAATGCGCATCGCCCGGTGGTATGGGTCACACCAGCGCCACGCTGGCTCGCCGCCGATGGCCGTCACCTCGTACACCCAGAGCGTGCCTTCGACCGCCTGGATGATCCGGTCGCCGGAGCGCGGTTCGATCAGCTGGCCATCCAACACCAGATCCGCAGCGCTGACGATGAAGTCGCGGCTCTCGACCCGCAGCACCGCACCGGCGCCGTCGTCGAGCTCGAACGTCGAGCGACCCAGCGTCGCGATGACCGTGACGCTGCCCGTGACGCTGCCCGTGCCGCGCTGGTAGTACACCTGGCGACCCAGGTGCCGCACGCGCTGGCCTTCCAGCCAGAGAATGGCTCGCTCGAGGAGGTCCGTCACGACATCGCTCCTTACTGGCTCAGGCGCACGCGCACGAGTGTGTCACCGTCGGCGGCTGCGCGGACGGTCTTGCCCAGAAGCTTGTTGCCACTGGCGGTGGTGGTGGCCACCTGGGTGCCGGCGTTCCAGTAGACGTTCACGCCCGCGCCGATCGCGGTGCTGGCGCCACTGGCCTTGGGGAAGTCGAACACGCCGCTGACGGCAAGGCTGCCGAGGGTGTTGGCGGGGATGGGGCGCTTGGCCACGCCCACCAGATCCCCCTGCACGACCACCGCCCCGGCTGCAACGTCGGCGCCGGGGGTGTAGTCGAGGCTGTCGCCGTCCTGAATGAAAGTTGCCATGTTCGGTTCTCCGTAAGAAGCCTTGAGTCGGTTTCAGGGTCCACATCCCAGCGCCCCAGGCGCGGGAGTGCCTCGAGGCGCTGATGCGCTTGGATTACGCCTCGCCCTTGCTCTTCACACCGCCACGCGGGTCTTGCAACGCGACACCGAAGTCGTGGTAACCGCGCATTTGTATGCCCAAGTATTTGAAATCGGCCTCAGCGGATTCGATCGTCGGGCTCTCCTGACCATTTAGGAATGCGACCTCGATCACCGGCAGGTCGTTGGGGTCCGACAGCAGATACCAGGCCTTCTGGCTGTTGCCGGTGTACTTGGTGTTGCCCAGATAGCGACTGACCTCCACGCGGAACTTGCCCTGGTGGGGATTGGCGATCGGCGCCTTGGCGTTGGCGGTGGTGTCGCGGATCTCCACGCTCTTGAAGAGTTGCGTGCCCAGGGCCGAGAGCGCCGTGGGAACCAGCATGATCGCGGGCATCACGCCGATGGGCTTGCCGTCGGAGTCGACCTGGTCCAGGAACGTCTGCTCGGCAGCGCTCAAGGCGTCGATGCCCAGTGCGGTGGTGGCGCCGGCCAGGTAGTTCTTGTTGCCGGTGGTGAAGAACGCTGCATTGTTCAGGAAAATCGTCCAGAACACGTCGTTGATCTTCAGGCCGCTGCCGCGCCCGAGCTTGCGGGGCACGGTCGTGATGGCGCCGAGGTCATCGTTGATGATGTCCCGGCGGTCCACACCCAGCATCAGGCCGTAGGTGTCGGCCTTGTTGGTGTAGGTCTCGTTGCCCAGCGTGCCGTGCTTGAGTTCCCCGCCCGGCGCGACCTGCTCGTACTGGTCGGTGCCGATCAGGCGGTAGCTGGTGACGGTCTTGAAGTCTGACACGTTGCGGATGGCGCAGATGTTCCGCCAGGCGCGCTCCACCGAGAAGAAGCCTTCGAGTAGGAACTTGTTAGCGACGTTCGAGAGGATGCCACCGATATCCACGGTGCTGAAGCCGGCGTTCACCGAGGGGAACGCGGCCTGCATCACCGCCTTGGAATCGCGGAAGCTGCGGCCGGTATAGCCATTGGCCCACGCGGCTTCCAGGAGCAGTTCCTGCAAACCGATGGCCCGGTGAAAGCGCTGGTCGGCCGCTTCCAGGATCTTGGCATCGAAGAGCTTCTCAATGCCTTCGAGCCGAGCGCTCATGTAGCACGCCGCCTCGAGCACCTGGGCCGTGACGCCGCCATCCTCGCCGCGAACGATGATGCCGGGGGCTCCGGTGGTGACCGGAGGAATGGGCCGGCTGGCGCGCAGCACCTCCAGCTCCGCCTTTGTCGGGTCCCAGCCCTCGGCGATGGCCTTGGCCTCGATGTCTGTGAACCGATTGCTGGAATGCGCCGGCGCGCACACCTTGCGGATAGCAGCGATGCGGTTGGTCTCCGCCAGCGCCTCGGCGCGGAGCTGGTCAACCGACTTCTCCGCGGCAGCCGCCGGCGATTGAGCAGCGCCGGCCGCCTGGACAGTCGCGGGAGCCGAAGCCGCTGCGGCCTGGACCGGCGGCGCGGCGGGCGCTGCAGCAGCCGGGGTTGCGGCAGGCGCGGCCGGAGCGGGGGTCGAGGTCGACGGGGTCGCGGGAGTGCTTGCATCCATGATCGGGTGCTCCTTGTCTTGAGCCGAGGCCGCCACGTGGGCGGAGGTATTGCCGTCGGCGCCGAGGTCCACAAAACTGATCTCGCCGAGCGTCGCCTTGCGGACGACGTTCACCGGGCCATCGAACGTGCGACCGTTCACGATGGCCTTCTGGGTTTCCTTGACGAACTCAAATTCCTCCACCGCGGCGCCAATACTGGCCTGCCACGGAAATCCATTCTTGCTCGATACGACGATCTCCTTGGCCGCCGGCGTGTCGCGCGAGACCAGCCCCGTGGCGACCAGCTGCCCGCCCTCGACGCGGATGGCGTCGGTGTGTCCCACACCGGAAGACGCGTCGTGGCCAAACCGAATGGGCCGGTGTTGGCTGGGGATCGCCAGGCCCGCCAGGTCCACCACCACCGGGTAGCGCCAACCGGCGATCCGCATCGGGCCACCGGTGTAGGCGATCATGCGGAAGCGCGGCAGCGCCGCCTTGCCGTCGCCACTGGCGGCTTCGGCTTCGATCTGGAACTGCGCCGCCAGTTCAATCGGCGGCGCGGTTGTCTTGAGCGGTTGGCTCATCATCGTTCTCCTGGTTGTCAGGTGCCGTGGGCGCCGCCGTCGCCGGTGCAACCGACAGCCCCAGTTCGTTCATCAGCGCCACTTCCTTGGCCCGCTGGCGAAGCTCGGCTTCCCAGTCCCGGCCCTGGCGGGCGTACTCGTAGGCAAGGGTGGTCGTGTGACTGGTGAGCCTGGTCGCCTGGGCATTGGCTTCCTTGGCCGGGTCGACGTGCTCCATGCCGTCCCAAAACCACTGGTGCTGGGGCACCATGCCGCTGCGGCGTAGCGCCTGCGGCAGCAGACCCTCCACGAGGGTCGCTTCATCCAGCCACGCACGCAGCAGTGGATCGAGGACTACCCGGCCCATGTGGGCCTGGTCCACGCGGATCGACTTGTAGTAGGTCTGGTGATCGAGACGACCGGAGGCGTAGTTGTAGCCCGATGAGTTGCCCGCCGCGACGTTGAAGGGCATGTTCAGACAGCGAGCGATCTCGTTGAGGATCTGCGCCTTGAACTCACCATAGGTGGTCGCGGGCTGCTCCGCTGCCACCTGACCGAGCTTCCAGCCGCCGGGCAGGACCGTCGCCATACGCCGCTCCAGCTCGACCAGGTCCATGGGTTCGACCGGATCGGCTTCGCCGTTGGCGGGCGCGTCGGTGTAGAGCACGGCGGCAAAGTCAGCGGCGGTCTCGGCGGCCGCAATCACCGCCAGCGTGTAGCGGCGCAGCTGCGCGAACAGCGGCAAGGCCGGCGTGATCTCCGGAACGCCTCGGTTCTGACCAGGACGATCGGTGCGATAGTAATGGATAACTGCACCAGCGGGCACGCGATCAAAGCCGCCGGAACCGGTCAGCGCGCTGCCGTCACCCGGGTGGGTGCGGAGCACGTGGTACTCGACCGGGTTGCCGTAGGCATCGAGCACAATGCCGTCGACGCCGCCAATTGCGCCGGTGTTTGGAGTGGCGATCTGGTCGGCTTCGATCAGCCGCAGGTCCAGCTTCACTGGGGTGTCCAGCACGGGGTTGGCGGTGAGCATGGCGAATACCTCGCCGCTCTCGGCGCGGGCCACGCGCATGGTGCGGAGCTTTTCCGGCAGCCGAATGGCAGACGCCCATTGCTCGAAGGCATCCTCCACCAGGTTGTTGACGGTGCTGTCTCCCGTGAGCAGTTGCAGTCGCGGGCCGGTGCCCACGCAGTCGTTGGCCAACGTAAGCACGATGCCACGAGCGTAGGAGTTGTTGGCCACTTCGTAGCGTGAGCGAGCACGGAGGATCCGGCGGACGGTGGGGTTGTTAGCGGCGTTGGCCG